ATGACAGTGAGGTTCACGGGGGACGGGGCCGAGCCAGAAGGCGTCCTGGGGGTCACGGAGAGGCTTTACGAGGAAGCAGTCATCGAGCTTGAGCGCACGATGAATGCGCTGAAGGCCGGGGAATTCAACGAAGTCAAGGCGGCACAGGCAGCGATCCGCGACCTTCGCGAGACGGCGCAGCATGTGCTGCGGGAAAGGGGAAAAGTTGACCAACTCCGCAAGCAGATCGCCGGCCACGTCGGAGCCGGCGGGGCACTCGACCTTGAAAGTGCCCGAGCTGAAATCGGGCGCCGCCTGGCTTGCCTCCGCAACGCCGGAGGAGGTGGATGAGTTTCTCTCGGGGTTGAGCCAGAACGCTTTGCTGGCCCTGCCCTGGGTGTTCGAGTTCTGGGCGCTGCCACACCAGTTGCCGCCGCGAGGGGCCTGGAAGACCTGGGTCATCATGGGGGGGCGTGGCGCGGGCAAGACGCGGGCCGGGTCGGAATGGGTCCGGATGCAGGTAGAGGGTGCCGGGCCGCTGGATCCAGGGAAATGCAAGCGTGTGGCGCTGGTGGGCGAAACCATCGACCAGGTACGGGACGTGATGGTGCTGGGAGAAAGCGGGATCATCGCCTGTTCCCCGCCCGACCGGAAGCCGGAGTGGTTTGCCTCGAAGAACCAGCTGGTCTGGGCGAACGGTGCAGTGGCACAGGTGTTTTCGGCGCATGAGCCCGAGGCGCTGCGTGGTCCGCAGTTCGATGCGGCCTGGGCGGACGAGCTGGGCAAGTGGAAGAAAGGGTCGGAGGCATGGGACCAGCTGCAGTTCGCGCTGCGGTTGGGCAAGAACCCTCAGGCGGTGGTGACGACGACCCCGCGCAATGTGGGCGTGCTGAAGGCGATCCTAAAGAACCCGTCCTCGGTGGTGACGCATGCGCCGACCGAGGCGAACAGGGCCTATCTCGCCGAGAGCTTCCTGGCCGAAGTCCAGGCGCGCTATGGCGGCACGCGGTTCGGGCGGCAGGAGCTGGAGGGGGAGCTCCTGGAGGAGGCCGAGGGCGCCCTGTGGACCGCCGCGATGCTGGAGGCGGCGCGGGTGGACGAGGTGCCGCACTTCAACCGGGTGGTGGTGGCGGTGGACCCTCCCGTGACCAGTATGAAGTCGAGCGACGAATGCGGGATCGTGGTGGTCGGCGCAGATACGCGCGGCGAGCCGAAGGATTGGCGCGCGGTGGTGCTGGAGGATGCCTCGGTCAAGGGGGCTACTCCGGAAGGCTGGGCACGGGCGGCGCTGGCGGCGATGGAGCGGCACGGGGCGGACCGGCTGGTGGCCGAGGTGAACCAGGGAGGTGACCTGGTGGAGCGGTTGGTCCGGATGATCGACCCGCTGGTGCCCTATCGCGGGGTCCACGCAACGCGGTCGAAGATGCTGCGGGCCGAGCCGGTTGCGGCTTTGTACGAGCAAGGGCGGGTGCGACATGTCCGGGGCCTGGGGGCGCTGGAAGAGCAGATGGGCAAGATGACGGCTGTGGGCTGGCAGGGGGCGGGGTCTCCGGACCGGCTGGATGCGCTGGTCTGGGCGCTGACCGATCTGATGCTGGCCCCGTTGCATGGCGGGCGACCGAGCGTTCGGTCGCTTTAGGGGATCTAGGGATTTGGCAGGTCATATGTCCGGGCGCATCAGGTCGCCCGGACAGTCGGGCACGGCCCGGGGCATGAAGGAGCGCGAGATGTTCGATTTTCTGCGGAAGGCGCCCGAAGCGGCGGTTCCAGAACGCAAGGCAAGTGCCGTGGGTCGGGTGATCGCCTGGGGCAGTGCGGGCCGCGTGGCCTGGAGCCCGCGGGACATGGCCAGCCTGACGCGGACAGGGTTCCAGGGAAACCCGGTTGGCTTTCGCGTCGTGCGGCTGATCGCCGAGGCGGCGGCGGCGCTGCCCCTGGTCTGCCAGACGCATGAGCAGCGGTTCGACACGCATCCGGTGCTGGATCTGATCTCGCGGCCCAATGGCTCGCAGGGTCGGGCCGAGTTCCTGGAGGCGGTCTATGGCTACCTCCTTCTGGCCGGGAACGCCTATGTCGAGGCGGTGCCGGGGGTTTCGGCGGTCCCGGGCGAGCTGCATGTGCTGCGGTCGGACCGGATGAACCTGGTTCCCGGCGCGGACGGCTGGCCGGTGGCCTATGACTATACGGTCAGCGGGCGGACGCACCGCTATGACGTGACGGGCGAGATGAGCCCGATCTGCCATCTGAAGACCTTCCATCCGCAGGACGACCACTACGGCTTTTCGCCGATGCAGGCGGCGGCGGTAGCGGTGGACGTGCACAACAGCGCGTCGAGCTGGTCGAAGGCGCTGCTGGACAACGCGGCGCGGCCTTCGGGGGCGATCGTCTACAAGGGCGCGGACGGGGCGGCCTCGCTGTCGTCGGACCAGTACGAGCGGCTGGTGAGCGAGATGGAGGCGCACCATCAGGGGGCCCGCAACGCTGGCCGTCCGATGCTGCTGGAAGGCGGGCTGGACTGGAAACCGATGGGCTTCTCGCCCAGCGACATGGAATTCCAGAAGACCAAGGAAGCCGCGGCGCGGGAGATCGCGATTGCCTTCGGCGTGCCGCCGATGCTGCTGGGGATCCCGGGGGATGCGACCTACTCGAACTATCAGGAGGCGAACCGGGCCTTCTACCGGCTGACGGTGCTGCCCTTGGCGACGAAGGTGATGGCGGACCTGGCGCACTGGCTGTCGCGGTTTGCGGGCGAAGCGGTGGAACTGAAGCCCGACCTTGACCAGGTGCCGGCGCTGGCGGCGGAGCGGGATCAGTTGTGGGCCCGGGTCGGGGCATCCGACTTCCTGACCGTGGCGGAGAAGCGGACGCTTCTGGGTCTGCCGAAACTGACGGAGGAAGAATGACGGCGCGGCGATCCGAGGGCGGGTCGCGCTTTGTCTACGAGAGTTTCGATGCGGCCGCGGCGCGGATCGAGGCGAACGAACGGGTCGCCGAAGAACGCTGGGCGGGCCTGGAGTACCGGCTGGGCCTGATCGAGGCGACGCTGGAGCGGCTGGAGAAACGGATCTGGGTCGGCGTCTACGGTGTGGCGGCGTTCCTGTTGGCGCAGATGGCCGAGACGGTCATCCAGGCAGCGATGAGGTGAGGCGATGACGGAAGTCTGTGCGAAGCAGGATTGGGGAGCACCGGAGCGCAAGTTCCAGCAGGCCGAGGCGGGCCTGGTGGTGACGGAGGGCCATGTGGTCGAGGGCTATGCCTCGGTTTTCGGCAAGACCGACCAGGGCGGCGACATCGTGCAGAAAGGCGCCTATGCGGCGAGCCTGAAGCGGCTTTCCGCGCGAGGCGGGCGGGTCAAGATGCTGTGGCAGCACGATCCCGGCCAGCCCATCGGTGTCTGGGACGAGGTGCGCGAGGATGCCACGGGCCTTTGGGTCAAGGGGCGCATCCTGACCGAGGTGGAGAAGGGCCGCGAGGTGGCGGCTCTGGTCCAGGCCGGGGCCATCGATGGCCTCTCCATCGGCTACCGCACGGTCAAGGCGGAACGCGACGGCAAGGGCAAGCGGCTCTTGTCAGAGCTGGAGCTTTGGGAGGTGTCGCTGGTGACCTTCCCGATGCTTCCCGAGGCGCGGGTCGCGGCCAAGGCGGATGCCCTGGACGACGACTGGCGTGACATGGCGGCGGTCTTCGAGGACGCGCGCCGCAGTCTGGCCGGGCGATAGCGCGGCGTCCCACTGGCAAGAAAAGGAAGACGAGATGACCGAGACGAAGGCTCGGGCCGGGGAAGGTCTGTCCCCCGCCCAAACGCCGGCCGCCGAGGCGAAGGCGGCCATGACCGGGTTCCTGACTGAGTTCAATCGCTTTCAGGACGAAGTGAAATCCACGCTGAAACATCAGGAAGAGCGACTGACCATGCTGAACGCAAAGACGATGTCCTATGGCCGCCCGGCGCTTTCGGCCCGCGCGGAGATCGAGGCCCCGCATCAGAAGGCGTTCAACGCCTATCTGCGGTCGGGCGATGACGATGGCCTGCGTGGCCTGACCCTGGAAGGCAAGGCGATGTCGACCGCCGTGGCCGCCGACGGTGGCTATCTGGTCGATCCGCAGACCTCGGAGCGTATCCAGTCGCTTCTGCTGTCGACCTCGTCCCTGCGGTCGATTGCCAATGTGGTGCAGGTCGAAGCGACCTCGTTCGACGTGATCGTCGATCGGTCGGAAGTGGGTTCGGGTTGGGCCACGGAAACCGCGGCCACCACCGAGACCGCGACCCCGATCATCGAGCGCATCTCGATCAAGCTGCACGAACTGGCGGCGATGCCGAAGGCCTCGCAGCGTCTTCTGGACGACAGCGCCTTCGACGTCGAGGGCTGGCTGGCCGAGAAGATCGCCACCCGCTTCATCCGTGCCGAGGCTGCGGCCTTCATCAACGGCGACGGCGTGGACAAGCCGCGCGGCATCCTTCTGCCGACCAAGGTTGCGAACGCGTCCTGGACCTGGGGCAACCTCGGCTACATCCCGACCGGTGCGGCCGCTGACTTCCTTGCGACCAACCCGGCGGACTGCATCGTCAACCTGGTCTATGCGCTGGGCGCGGACTACCGGGCGAATGCGGCCTTCGTGATGAACTCGCGGACCGTCGGCGCGGTGCGCAAGATGAAGGACGTCGACGGCCGGTTCCTCTGGTCGGATGGTCTGGCCGTGGGCGAGCCCTCGCGCCTGATGGGCTATCCGGTGGTGGTGTCGGAAGACATGCCCGATGTGGCGGCCAACGCTTTCCCGATCGCCTTCGGCGACTTCCGTGCCGGCTACACCATCGCGGAGCGCCCGGACATGCGGATCCTGCGCGATCCGTTCTCGGCCAAGCCCAATGTCCTGTTCTACGCGAACAAGCGCGTCGGCGGCGACATCACCGACTTTGCGGCGATCAAGCTGCTTCGCGTCGCGGTGTCGTGACCCTCTGGCCCGGTCCCCATGGGGGCCGGGCCACCTTTGCTCACAATGACCCGGCCGCAGGCGGAGATCTGATCATGATGTTGACCGAAGAAACCCCGGTGCCGTCGGTGGCGCTTCCGGTGGAAGAGATGAAGGACCATCTGCGGATGGGCTCGGGCTTTGCCGATGACGGGCTGCAGGACGGATTGATCGAGGCCCATCTGCGTGCCGCGATGGCGGCCATCGAGGGGCGGATCGGAAAGATGCTGTTCCAGCGCCGGTTCCTCTGGGTGCTGGAGTGCTGGCGGGATGCCGAACAGGCGCTGCCGGTATCGCCGGTAACGGGGATCACAAGTCTGACGCTGGTCGATGCCGCGGGTGGCGAGGTCGTCGTGCCTGGCGCCGCCTACCGACTGGTCAAGGACCTGCACCGGCCCCGGCTGGCCGGAAAGGGGACCGCGCTCCCCACGATCCCGACCGAGGGACTGGTGAAGGTCGTGTTTGATGCGGGTTTCGGACCGGCCTGGACCGATATCCCGGTCGATTTGCGGCAGGCGGTGCTGCTTCTGGCCGGCGAGTACTACGAGCACCGGCATGACGACGGTGCGCAGGCCGCGGGCCTTCCCTTCGGGGTGGTCACCCTGATCGAGCGTTGGCGAACGGTGCGGATCCTGGGCGGGGGCAAGAAATGAACGCGCCCCATCTGAACCGGGCGCTGGTGCTGGAGGGCGTCGTGCGGACGCCGGACGGCGCGGGTGGTTTCACCTCGACCTGGACGGCGCTGGGCACCTTGTGGGGCGAGGTCCTTCCCGGATCCGGCAGTGACACGCTGGGCGAGGAGCGGATGCTGTCCGCGGTACCTTACCGGATCACCGTGCGGGGGACGCCCGTGGGGTCTCCATCCCGCCCGAAAGCCGGGCAACGGTTCCGGGAGGGCACGCGGCTTTTCTGGATCCAGGCGGTCACGGAGCGTGACCAGTTCGGCCGCTATCTGACCTGTTTCGCCCGTGAGGAGGTGCCGAAATGAGCTACGGTGCAGCACCCGCCCTTCAGACGGCGGTCTTCCAGCGGCTGTCGACCTGGGCACCTCTGACGGGCGTGGCGATCTACGATGCGGTTCCGCCCAATGTAACCGGGACCTTCGTGCTGATCGGTCCCGAGGAGGCGCGCGACCAGTCGGACAAGTCGGGCGCGGGGGCCGAGCATCAGATGGTGATCAGCGTGATCACCGATGCGACGGGCTTCCTGTCGATCAAGACGATCGCCTCCGAAATCTCGGACGCGCTGATCGGGGCGCCACTTGCCCTCAGTCGAGGCGCGCTGGTGAACCTTTTCTTCCTGCGGGCCAGCGCCCGCCGGATCGAAGAGGGCGAGACGCGTCGGATCGACCTGACCTTCCGGGCGCGGGTCCAACTCTGACGCCCCCCTGACACCCATCTAACGGAGAGCGAACATGGCTGTGCAAAGCGGCAAGGATCTGCTGATCAAGATCGACCAGACGGGGGACGGCCAGTTCGTCACCATCGCCGGGCTGCGGGCGACGCGCATCAGCTTCAACACGGAATCGGTGGACGTCACCAGCCTGGAGAGCCAGGGCGGCTGGCGGGAACTGTTGGCCGGGGCAGGGGTGAAGTCTGCCGCGATCTCGGGCTCGGGTGTGTTCCGGGACGAGAACACAGACGAGCGCGCGCGCCAGGTGTTCTTCAACGGCGAGATCCCGGATTTTCAGGTGGTGATCCCGAGCTTCGGCGTCATCGAGGGGCCGTTCCAGATCACGTCGATCGAGTACTCGGGCAGCCACAATGACGAGGCGACATATGAGATGGCCATGTCTTCGGCCGGCGCGCTGACCTTCACGGCGCTTTGACATGGCGAACCCCTGGGCAGGCGAAGTGGCCATCATTCTGGACGGCCAGCGCCATGTGGCAAAGCTGACGCTGGGCGCCCTGGCCGAACTGGAAGAGGCGCTGGAGACGGGGTCGCTTCTGGACCTGGTGCAACGGTTCGAGGAGCGGCGCTTTTCCACCCGCGATGTGCTGGCGCTGGTCGTGGCGGGGCTGCGGGGTGGGGGCTGGCAGGGGACAGCCTCGGATCTGCTCCGGGTCGAGATCGGCGGTGGGCCGGTCGAGGCGGCGAGGGCAGCGGCCGAGCTTCTGGCGCGCGCCTTCGCCCTGCCGGAGGAGAAATGAGCGGGATCGACTGGCGCGGGCTGATGCAGGCGGGCCTGCACGGACTGGGTCTCGAACCCGCGGTCTTCTGGCGTCTGACGCCGGTGGAGTTGCGGATCATGCTGGGGCGGGAGGGTTTGGTCCCGCCCCTGACACGCGCGCGGTTGGCCGAACTTGCCGCCGCGTTCCCGGATGTGAGGAAGGATGGGCGCGATGGCGGATATCGGAACGATGCAGGAGCAGCTCCAGGCACTTGAGGCGCAGTTGGGCTCTTCCGTGTCGATGGTTGCGACCTTCGATGGCGAGCTTGCGCGAATGCGGGAGACGATGATCTTCACCGGTCGAGAGGTGAACACGTTGTCTGGCGGCATCAGCGGCGGGCTGCGGAAGGCCTTCGACGGGCTGATCTTCGACGGAATGAAGTTGAACGACGCACTGAAGACGGTGGCGAATACCATCGTGGATTCAGTCTATTCCATCGCGATGAAGCCGGTGACCGGAGCGCTTGGCGGGTTGCTTGCCCAGGGAGTTGCCGGCGTCATGGGGTCGGGAATGCCTTTCGCCAACGGCGGGGCCTTCAGTCAGGGCCGGGTGATGCCCTTCGCCAAAGGCGGGGTGGTGTCGTCGCCCACCGGATTTCCGATGCGGGGTGGGATGGGCTTGATGGGCGAAGCAGGCCCTGAAGCGATCATGCCACTGACCCGAGGTCCGGACGGGAAGCTGGGCGTGCAGTCCGCTGGAGGCAGGGCGGTGAACGTCGTGATGAACATCACGACGCCGGACGTCCAGGGGTTCCAGCGCAGCCAGAGCCAGGTTGCCGCCCAGGTGAGCCGCGCGCTGTCGCGCGGGCAACGCAATCGTTGAGGAACCACAGATGGCCTTTCACGAGATACGCTTTCCGGCAAATCTGAGCTTCGGCTCGGTCGGTGGCCCCGAGCGGCGGACCGAGATCGTCACGCTGACCAATGGCTTCGAAGAGCGTAACACGCCCTGGGCCCATTCCCGGCGGCGCTATGACGCCGGGGTTGGTCTGCGTTCCCTGAACGACGTTGAGACGCTGATCGCGTTCTTCGAAGCCCGCGCTGGACAGCTGCACGGGTTCCGATGGAAGGACTGGTCCGACCACAAGTCCTGCGCGCCGCTCTCGATGCCCGGCCCCGAGGACCAGCTGATCGGCACGGGGGACGGGATTACGACGGTCTTCCAGTTGCAGAAGACCTATGTCTCTGGCCTGCAGAGCTATACGCGACCAATCCGCAAGCCGGTCCTGGGCAGCGTGGTGGTGGCAATCGCCGGGGACCCCAAGGTGGAAGGCGTCGAATTCAGCGTCGATACTGAAACCGGCGAGGTCAGCTTTGTCTTGCCCCCCGATCTTGGGACACGCGTTACCGCGGGTTTCGAGTTTGACGTTCCGGTCCGGTTCGACAGCGACAGCATCCAGACCTCGGTAGCCTCGTTTCAGGCGGGAGATGTGCCGACGGTTCCGGTTGTGGAGATCCGGATATGACGAAAGAAGCCTTGCTTGCGCATCTTGGGACCGGAACGACCACGGTCTGTCGTGCCTGGACGGTACGCCGTCGGGACGGGATGACGATGGGTTTTACCGATCACGATCAGGACCTTGTCGTTGCCGGCGTATCCTGCCGGGCCGATAGCGGCATGACGGCCAAGGCGCTTCATCAGACAACCGGACTTTCGGTGGACAACACCGAAGCCTTCGGCGCGCTGACTGCGTCGGCCATCACCGAGGCAGATCTCGCGGCAGGACGTTTTGACGGGGCCGAGGTGCGCGTCTACCTCGCCAACTGGCAGTCTCCAGATGATCACATCGAGCAGTTCCGCGGAAACCTTGGTGATATAACACGCGTCGCCGGTAGTTTCCGGGCCGAGCTGCGGGGTATTTCCGAAATGCTGAACCGGCCGGAGGGCACTGCCTACACGTCGAGGTGCACAGCGGTGCTCGGCGATCAGCGCTGCCGTTTTGATCTTGTGCAGCCAGGCTTCTCCACCACTCAGTTTGTCGACGGGGTTGAGGATGGGCGCGTCTTCCTGTTGCCTGACCTGCCCGGGTTCGACGACCTCTGGTTTGAGGACGGACGGTTGGAAGTGCTGTCGGGAGAAGCCGTCGGGCTGGTCGGCGTGATCAAGATCGACAGGAGCGGGGCCAGCGGTCGACAGATCGAGTTGTGGCAGTCCATCGGAGCGAATGTCGTTGCCGGAGACAGCGTCCGGCTCCTGGCGGGCTGTGACAAGCGTCCCAGTACCTGCCGGACCAAGTTCGCGAATTTCCTGAACTTTCGCGGTTTCCCCCACATCCCCGGCGAGGACTGGCTGGCGTCCTATCCAGTTCCCGATCGGCCCAATGGAGGAGCGCGGCGGGTGGGCGGGAGTGACGAATGACGGTTGGAGATCGCGTCATTGCGGAAGCGCGATGCTGGATCGGCACGCCGTATCTTCACCAGGCAAGCACACTTGGGGCCGGCACGGACTGCCTGGGACTGCTACGGGGTGTCTGGCGGGCGCTGCACGGGGCCGAGCCTGAGGCAATACCAGCCTACACTGCCGACTGGGCGGAGCCCGACCACCGCGAGGTGCTTTTCGAAGCTGCCAGCCGCTGGCTTGTCCCCAAGCCGTTGCACAGTTCCGGAATTGGCGACGTTCTGCTCTTCCGCATGCAGGAGAGGTCGATCGCCAAGCATCTGGGGCTGCAATCGGACGTCGGCGCACATCCCAAGTTCATCCACTCCTACACGGGCCAAGGCGTGCTGGAGTGCTCGCTTTCAGAGCCATGGCGGCGCCGGATCGCGGCACGTTTCGCATTTCCAGAAGGAACCAAGTGA